GATTTGGAGCAGTTGACCAAGAACGAATGAAGGTATTAAGACCATCAATAATTAATGTTTTGGAGTTACGATGTAAATCACCAAATTCATTATGTTCTTTATCTATTTGTTTTAGTATATCTAAATATCGTTTGTTAATCTGACTCATTGCCTTCATCCGTTGTTAATTCAACTTCCTCTGATGCTGATGTTTTGTATTGTAAAATAGTTGCTTCGCAGATTCTACGGTAGATTTGGTCTTTTAAAACCTCATCTTTTAAAATGGATACGAAATCTTTTGATTGGAATTTGATTTCTTCTCCTGATTCAATATCGGTATATGTGTACCAAGCACCTGCTTGCTTTACCAACTTTTGGTCTTTCATAACTGAAATCCATCCACCGTAATTATCAATACCTCTATCAAAGAAAATATCAAAATCTGCGTGTCTCAAAGGAGGTCCCATTCTGTTTTTAATAACCTGACAACGAACCTTAATACCTACGATTCTATCTACAGATTTCAATTGTCCCATATTCTTCAATCTCAATCTAACAGAACTATGGAATGCAAGTGCTTTACCACCCGATGTTGTCCACGGGTCTCCAAACATTGCGTTCATTTTCTGTCTTAATTGGTTTGTGAATACTAATGCAATAGATTGTCTACCAATCATATTGGTAATCTTTCTCATTGCTTTGGAAATGATAATTGCCTTATCAGTTGCATAACCGTCTTTATCATAATCAGCTTCCATCTCTTTCTTTGAAGATGCTGCTGCTACTGAATCTACTACGATTGTAACTAATCTATCTTTATCACCTTTACGAACTTGCTCAATAATTGTTTCACAAGCTTCAAAAATACCTTCAACGGTATCTACTGAAACATAAAGGAGTTTGGAAATATCCACTCCAATTGCTTCTAAAAATTCTCTACTAACTGCGGTTTCGGTATCAATCAGAACTGCAACACCACCTTTACGTTGTGCTTCAGCTAATAAATGGGCAGAGAGCAGAGATTTTCCACTCTGCTCTAAACCCGTTATTTCTGTTATTCTACCAACTGGCAATCCACCATAAGGTCTGTTTGAGATTGCAACATCTAACATTGCATTTCCCGTTGATAACCAATCTTTGACGTTTGTCGGTGCATCCGAACTATCATCGTCTAAGAAATAGGCAATCTTCCCATCCTTATTTTGTTTGTTTAGAGAATCGGCAAGTAAACTTGCTAAATCATCTTCTCTTTTTGCCATTTGTAACTAATTTTAGTTGTTAAATAAATCGTCAAATGCCGAAGTAACATCATCTTTTGTTGTTACCGATGCTTTTGGTGCAGGTGTGATAGGAAGTTCATCATCCCAAGGTAGTGTATCTACTACTGGTTTTGATTCTACTCCACCACCCAAATCATGTGATACCGATGGTTTTGGCTTTGGTGCTTCTAATTCAGCAACAACCTCATCACTATCACCGTTAGCTCCTGCAGTTGGGTTTAACCAATTTTCTAATACTGATTTTAATTCTGCGTAAGATAATTCAGAATACAATTCCGTAATATCTTTTTGTGCGTTCAATAATTCAGTTACTGCTTCTGCTTCTGGTAAGATTTTAGATACCGCAGGTTTAACTCTGATTGTAGTTGTTGGGTATGCTGCATTTGATTCCTCAGCAGATACTACTTCTAATACAATATCACGTCCTGTGTGTGGGTCTGTAATATCACCGTAATCAGGGTCTGCAATGTATCCTAAGATGTCCTGATAAACAGTTTTACCAAATCCCCAAAACTTAACTCCTTCACTTTCCTTACCTCTTACGATTACAGGTGCGAATGTTCTTAATTTTGGCTCCATCTTCTTACCTGCTTTCCAATCGTCTGTATCACCTGTACGTTTAAGTTTTTCTGCAAACTCTACGATTGGGTCAGGTCTACCAAATGAAATTGGAGATAGATAAGTTTTGTTGTTAATATTGTAGTGAAAATACAATTCAATAAAAGGATTGTCCTTATTAAATTTGTAAGGTACTAAACGGATTTGAGATTTTCCGTTTGCCGGTTTCCAAATTGAATCCGACTTCTTTGTGTTTGTTTGAAGAGAGCTAAATCTCTTTAATGCTAATGAAATGTCCATTGCTTTTTTAAATTTTAAGTGTTAATAAATTGTTTTAAATTTTAAGGTTATATCGCGATTACCTATATCTAAATATAACCTTTTTACTTTTATTGTAACAAAGATACGAAATATTTGTTACATTTCCTACTATTTTTTTAATTTAATTTTATAGTGGTTTCTTTATTTATATCGTGAATAACACCATTCCAAGGATAGTATTCTTCACCATTCTTAAATTGTTCAATATTCTGAATAATATCAAATAACAATTTAGATTCTTTTTCGTAATGCTCATCAGTTTCCATATGAGATGGATTCAAATTAATAAATTTAATATGAGAATATTGTTCTCTAATAGCATATTCTTCTATAATAAAATTTGAAATTGTTTTTTGTAATTTGTATCCAAAATGCTTTCCAAGTGGTTTTTTATTAAATGTAATACCACTTGATACATTTACAACATATTTTATTTTATCTTTGTACAAATTTATAAGTTGTTGATTGCCAATTGCAACTAATTTGAAAGAATCTATAAACTCATTTAAAATATTTACATCAAAAAATTTAAGAAACCTATCAAAATCGGATGGATATAATGTTGCGTTTAACACTAACCCATCTATATCTTCATTATTACTATTATAGTAATCAATAATACTTTTTGAATCTAATAAATTTAATTCTTCTTTTGATGGATTTAAAACTAAATCATCATATGCTTGTTTAAACTTTTTGGCAAGCTTTCCTTGTCCACCTGTAATTAATATTTTGCCCATTTTTAACCTTTATTTTGCCCAATAAAAAATCTTTATTTTGCCCATTTTCCTCTACTCACTAATTGAGCAATTACGGAATATATGGATAAGTCTTGGTAAGTATCTTCAACTGATTCTCCAACTTCGTCTGGTTGCCCCATAACTACTAATTGTTTTAATCTGTTTATTTTATCGTTTTGTCTGAACCACAATCCTGTCAAAGATAGTTTAATATCTTCTTTGGTTTGTAATGGAGTTCCTACTGAAATGTTACCAGGTCCGTAGTTTCTTTGTTTCTTACAAAATGTTTCATACATCTCGTTTAAAATAACTTTGAATTCATCACAGGTTTGTGGATACACTTCTTCGCAATATTCAATTGCTGATTGCTCTAGTTTAGTTTCTGTCATAACTTATTTTTTAATACCCCATTTTTTTTGTAACATAGTATAATACCTTTCTGTTTTGTTTCCGTTATACAGAAAATACACTAAATGGATGTCAATCCACAATTCGATTTTTTTTAGTAACTGTTTCATCTTTTTTATTTATTTTGTTTTTAAGTTTTATTGCTAATGCGCATAATTCGTATTCTTCGTTGTATTCTAAAATTTTTATATTATCATCTAATAACCCATCAAACTCATCACTTCTAATTGTTAATGCAATAACAAGAATTTCTTTTACAATTACTTCTGCAAAATTTATTCTTTTTCTTTTGTTTGTTATGGCATATTCTATTGCGAGAACTATTGCCTTTGCAATTTCAATTTGATGATTTTCAAATAGTTCGTTTGGATTATCTTCTGAAATCTGTAATGGGACGAATTTTTCTGCTTTCATTAATACAAATATACGGAAAATATTTTACTTTTCCAAATTATCTATATTAATTGCTTTAAAAACTTTTGTAGGAATTTTTTTGTATCCGTTTGGAGATGTTGTGATAATACAGTTTTTATATTCATCCCATTCCAACTGATAGGTATTATCTAACATACCACCTGTTTTAGATTTTACAACTTCGTTAAGTGCGTTGATGGTGTAGATTGTGTTTGATTGTTTTTTTCTATGTACTAAAATTGTTTTCCATTGGGAAGGAATTGCAACAGACCCCTTTTCTACATTAAATGTAATATAAAGTTCTCCCACATTTGTTTTGCTTTCTAATACAAAAACGTTTGGATTTGTAAGTATATATTGGTTTAGAACGAATTCTAATGATTTATCTAGTTCTTCTTTAGTAGTAAAAAGACATAATAACTGTGTATTCATCTATTATTAGTTTATTAACTTTAAGGATAAATATAAAATTACAAACTAAAAACGATTTTATTACTAGCCATTTTTAGCAAAACAAGCCTGAACATCTGGATGATATTTATAAACTGTTTGTAATTTACCTAAAATACCACTCTTAGAACGTTGGATTTTTTCTCCTATTGGGTATCTCTGTCCATTTTTTGATATAGCATATACTATTTTAGAACCACCTGTTATAGTTGTTTCGCCTCTTTTAGTAGTTTCTCTCTCTTCTCCTACTTCAAAATGAGAAACCATATCATTTTTATCACCAAATGGAAAACATTTTTCCATAGTTTGCTTATTAACTGCAACACCACCACTTTCTTGATAGAATGCATCCGGGTCTTTATATACACCACTACCACCAAACATAATATTAAGGTGTAGTTTTTCGGCTACCGATTCGGCTTCTAATAAAGTTCCTACCCCAACATTTACTCCGTTTATATTTACAGTTTGTTCATCCAATTTTTTAATCAAATTTAAATCTGTTTCAACCGTTCTTTTTCTAATTTCACCCAATTTAGGGCCTAAATTAGGACCATTTGTTTTATTTGATAATTCCGATAAAACTTTTTGTTCTGGTTTTGTTAAAGTATTATTTGTATCTGATGCATACTTAATAAATCCTTGCATCATTTCTACTTCGGTAGGTGGAGTAGCATGTCCATCTGGTAAATATGCCATATGTTTTTTGGATGTTGTCATTAATTGAGCAACTCCTTTTACATTCTTATCACCATTCCAATACTTATCTTTATTTGCACCAGTAGATAGTGTTTTTGTTAATTCTATTAAAGTATTAGGGTCTACACTTTGTAAATGTATAATTGGTTCATTAACAACTGTATCTAAATCGGTTTCTAATTGCTGATAATCTTTTATAGCACCTACTATTGTCTTTTTAACTACTTCACCTTGTTCTGGTGTAATTAATCCCTTTTCAACAAAATCATCAATTTGCTTCTTTTTAAATTCTGCTTCGGCTTTGATTGTAGATTGGGCAACAATTGCGTTTACATTATCCTTATCGGAATAAAATGTCATATGTAAATCACCAGTATTTTTATTTAAGATAAATATAGAAGTATCCGATGGGTTTTCGCCTCCACCACTATTTCTGATGATTTCAGTTGCTTCTTCTTTTGAAATTTCGGTGTTTCCTAAAAATACTTTACCAGTAGTAGAATTTACGGCAGCTTCTTGTGCTTTTAAACCTTTTGCATCTCCAAAAAATGGTATAGATGTTGAATTTTCAATACCATTTTTTTCTATAATTGCTTGTTTTACATGATTAGTTTTACTCTGTGCTGCTCTTGTTGCAATAATTGCTTTTGATGCAAGTCCTATTGATATACCGTATTTTTTACCAACTTCGGCTGCTTCTGATTTTTTAACACCACTCGCTGGGTCATTACCATCATTTTCTTTACCCAATCCCGTACCTTTTAATCTTGCAATATTGGATTCTAACTGAGAATCATAATCAAAATCTTCATTTGAATTTAATACATTTGTAGCAGATGTGGTTGATACAATTTCATTTAACATAGAACCAGCAGTACCAGGTGCTCCCGCACTTTTTGCAAATCCATTTTTAACAAATGAATCTAATGAGTTTTTATTTACAGTTTCTAATTCTGAAAAATCAGATTTTGGTTCTGATTGAGTTGCAGTTGGTTCAGGAAATACACTCGCACCACCATCGTTACCAAATACACTTGTACCCTGTGTAGGTTCTTTAGGTTCTGATGGTAAGTTACCACCATTATCTTTTTTAGCTTTTTGTATTTCAGCAGGAGTTGGTTTAACGTGTCTATCTGCATTAAATGTTTTAACTGTGTAGATGTTACCCGAATCTTTACCTTTTACAACAGTATCCTCTCTAAGAATACGTTTTGGTTTTGGAGTGTTCTCCTTTATATACTCAAACACAACAGATGCTCTATCTGTAAGTTGTTGTGCAGAATCTATACCTCTTTCTCTTAAAAGTTTTACCAATATTTGTTTGTGGGATTCGTTTGTTAAATCAACAATTCCTACCTTATAACTTAACTCTTCTAATATCTCTTCAAAATTTGGATACATAATTTAATTTATCTAAATGGATTCCATAAACCTCTCTTATCCACTTCTTTTTGTGTAGATGGTGCAACTTTTGCATTCTTTTGATATGAATACTTCATTGGGTTATACGGTTCTAATTCGGATGTGTTTACATTACCATCAGCATCAGTTTTAGTTTCACCTCTTTCATCTCCCATTCTTACAATACCAACTGTTTTTGTTCTCTTGTTATACACAACTGAATCTACACCCATATCGGATTTATCAGTTTTTGTTTTTTTTGAACTACTATTTCCACCAAATACCGATGTTCCTTTTACAGGTTCAGAAC